ATAATAAAAATCAAGCGTTCCGTCTGTTTGTTTAACATCTAATTGTGATGCATATCTTTTTTTAAAAACTTGAATAAGCTCGGTTTTTGATGCTTTAAAATAATAGTCTAAAACATTATTATAGATGAAAACTTGTTGAGACTTGTTTAATATGTCCATTATTTCATTTTTTTTGATTACGTGGTCATTTTTAGTTAATTGTGTAAGTGTCATTGTGTATGCTCCTATTGTCAGTTTGTTTCGCTCTATGCTGTGAGCTCATCAGTCATGTATTAAACATGATACAAACACACCCGTAACAGCGCCCTAGCCCGCTGGTGTATTTTTTGTGGGTTGTCCATCCGCTTAGAAACTATCTCGAAGGTATTAAAACCAACTGCGGTGGCACTAGCTAGTGGCAGTTTTTAACTGCATTTTTGTATGGTTTAAAGTCTGTAAAAATCAACAAAAATAGACTACAAGAGCATAAAACACAGGTAAAACTTAAAGTCAATACTTACGAAAAAAATAAATAAAAAAAAACAGACATGACCTAAGCATCTATAGTCTACACCTTATAAGTGTATATAACATGTATGTATGTATACACTAGTACACCTGAGTACTACCTGAGTACTACCTGAGTACTACCTGAGTACTACCTGAGTACTACCTGAGTATACCTGTGTATACATATCCTTATACTAATACCTTCTATCTATACACATAGATTAACACTGGTCTCACTAATACGGGGTCTTTAATAGATATAGTATGCATTTGTTTATGGCATACTAGATATAGGTTTAGACCATAAGTTGTATATACTGTGTGCTATGTGTGTGGCTGTGTGTGTGGCTGTGTGTATGCCGTAGGTATGAGAGCCTAGCGCATGCTCAATGTGTGCTGTGTGTGTGGCTGTGTGTGGCCTGTGTGTGCTATGTGTGTGGCCTAAGGTAAAAAAACAGACGAGCACAAACACACGCCAGATATTAATGGTATGCCTTTGGTTATACTATTGCCTTCTTTTGGTTATACTTTCGCCATGTCTTTGCCTATATACAGCCTTTTTTTGCCGTTGGTTAGCCTGTGTGTTGCCTTATGAGAGACACAAAGTGACCCCCAACGGGGAAACTCGGGTCGCCGCTATAGTGGTATACCCCTCAGATTTTTCTAGTAAATATTTTGGATGTCAGGGGTTGCACCGTGTTCATCAAATAACAAGCGTGCCTCTGCTTTTCTTCTTGTACTAAAATCATCTCCAAAATTATTAAGTTCATCATGCATTCCCTGCCAGTCATTGTTAACAGCATGTCCTAAAAACTTAGGAGCTCTGCTTAGGTTGCCATATTGAAAACCCACAGAGTATAACGATGTTTGTTGACTTGCAGATAAATCATAAAAATTCTTATTGTTACCAGATGCTCTATTATATTGATTCGCAATATTAGCTGTGTAATGCTCTTTTGCTTTAAGATTCAAATGGTCTATTTGATAACTGTCAAGTGTAAGAGGGTTGTCTTGAATAAATTTGTGCGCCTCTGCACCTTTTTTACCTAAATAAGGTTTAAACATTTGAATTATGTTTTCATCTATTCCCATATTTCTTAAAGAATCTTCTGTTTTTGATTTAAGGTCAAACCCAGTTCCAATTGTTCCACCACTGTTTTTATGTGGTTGACCGCTGTTTAATAAAGGAACATAAATACTGTGCTTGTTGCCTTCTCTGCCATGAACAAAATCATAGTCTATCTTATTATCTTCACTCATATAAATCTTTCTTCTCTAGGTTTTCTACCAATAGCAGATTCCATAAATTTCTCAAGGTCTGCATCAAGTAAATCTTCTTTGTGTTGGTTATAGGATAATGTTTGGTCTCTATCCATACGTTGTACCCAGTAGTTAGCTGCAATAGCCAAAGCATCTATCTGGTCATCATGTCGTAATGCACCTTTATCCCTAGTTATTCTACTCATTTGTCTAAATAACTGGTGGTCAGGCTCTAATTTAAAGTCTTCTTTGATAAGTAAGTCATCTATAACCAGTCTATGACTGTTCATAATAGGCTCTAAAGTATCAATAATACGCTTCTCTTTCTGTATATTGTGTCTAACTTCCTCTATTTCACAAGGGTGTATCTTAGCCATCACAGGTTTTAACAAAGCAGTAGCCATACCGTCACCAAAGTTACTCTCAATGACCACATAGTTTACTTCTTGTTCCTTAGCAATTTGACTTAATTTCGCCATAGTTTCCTCTGAGTAACCACCATCTAATGAACCGATAGCAGTCAGGTACAACACACCGTGTAACATCTTTAATACACTGTAAGCTGTCTTGTCTTCTCCTCTACCAGAGGGGTCTATAGACATCACAGAGCCCTCAAATTTCGTGAATTCGGGACTTGTGTACATCGGGGCTACATAATAGTCTCCCTTGAGCCCTACGTTAGGTATTTCGGGGTCTACGGCCTTAATTTGTTCTACTCCAGATGCCCATTGTACCTTAGCAGGAGCTTCTTTCCATGTGGAAGAACCTGATAAGACAATTAAGTCGTTTAGCTTTAAAGGGTATCTATTAGCGTCAGACATAGTAGTGTCTAACATGAATTGTAAGTTGAACCCAGAGCGACCATAAGAAGACATACGCTCTAGTAAATCTACTTCATCAAATCGTTTAGGGTCTGTTGGTTTACCTTCTTGGTCTTCAACAGCGTTAATCATAGGTGCTATCTTATGTCCAAAAGATGTAATCTGTACCTTAGTTGGATATAGAGCTGTCCATATACGTGTTTTAAAACCACGTTCTTCTAAATCGTTATACAAAGACATTTCTGTCTGTGGTGTCCCTAGAAATATAATTCTACCAATGCTAGGTTTAATAATTGCATCAAATTCTTTAACAGTCTCACCTAATCTGTCTCTCATCAGTTGTGTCTGAGAGTTATTAGCTGATTCTACGTCATCCGCAATAATTAAGTCTGCACGTGACCCTGTAAGTTGGCCTGTGATACCCATAGATTTAACTGAAGGTGCATGTGATGCAGTCGCTGGTGCAACATCAAAGCTAACCTTAGAACTTCTTTGCTCTGCTCTAGGTATTAGATGTTGTAACATAGGCATCTCACCTATTAATCTCTGTGTAAAGGTACTAAAGTCATCAGCTCTTGATTTACTTGCTGATACCACTAAGATGTTTCTTTGTGGGTTTAATAATAGTTGATGACACACGAATGCTGAAGTAATCCAAGATTTACCTACGCCCCTAAAAGCTTCTATCACAAGTCGCTTATCGGGTGACTGTAAGTAGTCAGCTATATCGTATTGTATCGGTGTTGGCTCTGGTAAGTTTAAGTGTTTCCAACACAAATATAAAAAGTTTTTAAAGTTATTTATTTTACTCATCAAATGGTACGCTATCAAGAATGTTGTCTGGCTTCTTGTTTAGACTTGGAGAGCTATAAGCTTTACATACATCTAAACATACTTTCATCTCAGATGCAGTTAATTCTTGTCCTGATTTTAATTTCTCATAAGCATGTGAAACTAATAACTCTGGTAATTCTTTTAATATTTTGTCTATCTTAGACTGGTTGTTACATTGGCATGAAGAATATTCTTTTCCACATGAACACGCTTTCATTTCTACTGGTATATTATCCACGACCTTGTCCTTTATAAGTTTTTTTATCTTTTTTTGAATGTCTGCCTTTGCGTTTAATACGCTTGTGCCTGAACACTGTTTCCGTTTGTTTTTTAGTCATTACTTTCTCTTTATTTTATTACATACATATAAATGCTTCCAAAGCTTATTCTCAAAACGGCTAACTACTTTTAATAACCAAACTAAAAATTTTCTGTACATAAATTTTCCTTTCTATAACATATGTTTAAAAGGGTTTAAATCTTCAATATTCTTTTCCAACTCTTTCCAATATCTGTATATTTTTTTTATTTTCTTTATCATCTTAATGGGTTTTTATTAGTTTCTTTAATTTCTTGTATTTGAAGATTAAGTATTTTAATTTCTCTTTGCATAATAGCAACTTCTTTTTCTAAAGAAACAAGTGAAGACAAATCAGGAGCTTGTATATTAGATAACTGTTCTATTTTAGCTTCCATTCTAGCAAACTTAGTAAAACCAGCACCTGTAGAACCTATTAGTCCTAAGATAACCATTACTACAGCTATGTTATTTTTTAATTTATCCATTTCTTAAATCCTCTATTTCTAAAATTAATCTTTGTTTTTCGTATTTGATTGTATTAAGTTTCTTTTCACGCATAACTACTGGGTCATTATTAACGTATACATCAAGTGTTACATTAGAATATATAATCCTAGTGTCTAACATTAAATCTTGATTAAGATATATGCTTTTTGATTTGTAAAACACAGTGTTACTATATGTTGCTAAAGATACTTCATCATTAAGCATTGCGTCTAATTTAAGCAAGCTTTTAATTTGTAGATTTTTTGAAATGTCCTTTACGTTAATATCAACATTAGCTAACTTATCAGTTAAAGAAACTGTCTTTGTCTTTTTTACTTTTTTAATTTCTTTTTTGGCTTCAACTTTGACGGCTTTACTTTTTTTGGTTTCATTTTGTACATTGGTTGTCTCCTTTTTAGTTATTATTTCTTTTTCAGGTTCATCTTTAACCTCTTCTGTAATTTCTTTAGTAGGCTTTTCAGCAATTTTAGATTCATTGCTAGGTATTTCTTTAACAATTTCTTCTATTATAGATTCTTCTTTTGGTAATTCTGGTGCTTTTGGTTCTTTATACTCTTCTACAACGGGGTCATTAGTAATAATAGCCATTTTTGGCATAGGTGATTTTATTACAATTTCTTCTTTAAATTTTAAATCTTCTTCTATTTTAAAATCTTCAAATAAATTTTGTATAGTGTTTTGAACTTCCAACTCTATAGGCTGAGATTCGTAAGTGACTGTGAGAGCGGGCTCTCTAAGGTCAACCCCATAATGAGCGTTTGTAACATTTGATGAATCTGTAAAATCATATCTAACTGATAGATTGTAGTCGGTTTGTAAATTTGAAAGTACAACACTAGTATCAGAGCCAACGCTAAAACTACCACAGTTATTACTGCTACAGCTATCACTAGTATAATTCCTAATTTGTGTTGTTGTTTCGCCATTTGCTCCTGTTATAGTTATTGTTGATTTGACATCACTTTCATAAGTATTCCAATGCCAGTATTCAAATTGATGATTAGTTGTAAAACCATTTTGCAATTGAACTTCTGTAAGATTTGCATCATTCTTAACACTTACATTATCACTTTGAATATAAGTATTATGTTCAGACGCAATTACATTAGAACCATGTCTACCGTCTGCTGTTCCAGACCATGACCCTGCATCAAAGTTTTTATCAAGTAAATTGTTAGTAGTAATTTCTTCTGCGGTTGCTTTGTTAACAGAAGCTGCAAAACAAGATAACATAAGCCAAAGTAATGACCCAAGTACCACCATAGTTTTCCAATTCATTATTTTAACTTCTCTATTGTAATTTCTTTATCTTTTTTCTTTTGAATCTTTACCCATTTTTCATAAGTAGGCATTTCATAATTGTATTGTTCTTTAATTAATTTCATACTAGCTTTCCCTATCTGGCCATCCGTAGGACAAGGAGTTCCTGCTGCTATAAAAGCTTTCCATACCCTCTCATCTTGACAGAGAATTGCAATAGAAGCTACCTTCATCCCAACATTTCTTAATGCTGTAGATAAAGCTATAAGTTCACAAGTTTTATCTTGATAAGAACGACCCAAACTTGCACCAATACTAAAGTTCTGCACTCCTGCGCTCAAAGATAACGCACAGTTATTTGAAGTTGACATATTGGGGGCTGATGCACTGAAAGGTGCTGATTTAATATTAGATGTACTTGTATTACTTGTTGTGCTAGTAGTGTTAGATGCACTACCATCTTGGTAATTAGTTGTAGCACTGGATGTATAACCACCCTCAATAGCTGTATTAGAGCCACTTGTATTTGTTTGTGTTGAATCTGCGTAGGAAAATGTAGTTAATAAACATAATAACACTATTAATGCTTTTGTTTTAATCATATGTTTTTTCCTTTAATTTGAATATGTTTTAATACTCTTCC